AGCCTCTAGCTTGCATAGTGGCTTTGGCAGCTTCAGCAGCACCTCTAGCAAATGCAGGTAATGGCGTACCCTGTGATAGAGATGTTTGAATGTCTTGAGAGATATTTTCTAATTGACCTTGTACCGTAGCTCTTGAATCTATATTAGCTAATGACTGTGTGGCAGCAACCATTGGATTTGTAACTGTACCCTGTGCTGCAGTCATTGTAGGTGCTGTTCCTACTACATCTGCAGTAAATTGTGATGCAGTTTGTGGTGTTACTGCCCCAATTTGCTGAGTTGTTGCAGCTGTTCCCATTGTAGCTGTTGGTGCTGTTGCTGATGCAGCCTGTGCAGCTAAAGTTCCTGTTACACCTGGTGTTGCTAGTAATTCATTACTTTGTACATTTTGTGCTTGTGGTTGAATACTAGTGCCCTGAGGTAAACTAGGTTGTGTTAATAAACTATCGATCAAACTTACAGCAGATTTAGTTCCTGTCTGTTCTGTTTGAGCAGGTGTTATTGCACCTTTCTGTAGCTGTATATTACTTGGTGTCGCCATTATCTCCCCTGTCTATTATATTTTTTTTGCATTCGTTTTTCTGATTTGTTTAATCGCTTTTTATGTCTTCGAGGACGTTTTCTAGGTTTTGGCCTAGGTGTAAATTCTTTAAATTTTATTTTTGCCATTAAAATGCCCAGCTAACAAAACTATAACGTACTCCTTTTGTTGTTTCTTTTACTTCATGAGGATACATAAAGTTTGATGGAAACATTAATATGTCTCCTGTTTTTAATTTTATTTCTTTTTCTCTACACATAAATTCTGATCCTTCATAATCTTCATTTAAATTTGCTACAATAGATACTATTGGTACACCTTTCATTTTACCATCAAATATACTATGAATGTGATCATAATGTTTTCTCATAGTATTACCTATTTCATATTTATTAAATCTTATAGGGCTAAATTTTGTTAAGAAAGGACCTTCAGTTTTTTCTCCTGGTACAGATACTTTTATTTGATATCTACCTAATGCTTCAACTAAATATGGTGTAATTTTTTCTTGTTGTTCTTTTGTACAAGGCATAACATCTAACTCTTTTGTAGGTTCAGATGAAGATTCTCCTGTAGCATAATTATTCCAAGTATGTTTTTTCCATTCTTTTTTGTTACACTCATCTATTAAATCTTTACATAATTCTTTTGGTATAGTATTTTCAACTATTATATAATCTTCAATTGTGTTCATTCATCATCCTCCTTATATCTAAATGTGTTAAGGAGTTTTCAGAACCCAATACATCAACACTAAATGTATTAAATGATATACTTAACCTTGCTTCTTTTCCATTATTTATAGGCACACTATGTTTTAAATTTGATGGAAATAATATTAATTCACCATTTGTACAAGGTAATAAAAATGTTTCTGAATTTAAACTATTATATTTTTTAGGATCTAATTTCATTGCACACTGTACTGTTTTACTAAATTGTATAGGTGGTAATGTTTTATCTTGTATTAAATAAAATACACCACTTAATATACTATTAGGATGAACATGTTCATGATGCCTTGACCCTGGTGGATTTTTATTAGCCCAACATTGCGTAACTACTAATCTCTGATCTGATTGAAGTATATTTTTAGTAAATTTATTTATACTTTCGTAAATAAAATTTTTTATATTTTTTAATTCTTCTATTTCTAATAAATAACTATCTTTGGTTTTAAAATTACCATTACCTTTTTGTTCTATGTATGGTAAATTATTTATGTAGTTTGTTTCTTTTTCTAAACTACCTTTATACTTTGTTATTAATAGAGGTATTGCAAATAATTGTAGTAATTCGTCTTTCATATATCCCTTGTTAAATTTTGAGGGGGATAATTAACTTTGTAAACCTCCATGTGAATCAGATGTTGATCCATGTGAGTGACCTGCATTACTTAAATCTCCAAAATCAGCTGAGTTACCTGTAGAAGCAATAGTTATATATTGTATTACGTTAGTAGATGATGGATTTAAGTCCCCTGCAATTATACCTCTTACACTATTTGAAGTCCCAGTAGCATATGCTGTTGTATCTAGTAAATCTCCAAAGTCTGTAGCATTTCCAGTTGATGCAATAGTTACATATTGCATTACATTAACTGCACTTGGAGTATAACCACCACCAAATACTTGCCTAACCGAACTAGAACATCCAGCTGTGTATCCAGTTGCTGCTAATAAATCTCCAAAATCAGTTGCATCACCAGTCGAGGCAACTGTTATATAATCTATAACATTTGAATATCCAGCTGGATTAGAAACACCGCTTCCAAACACTCCTCTTGTTGATGATCCACCAGGTGCAACAAACCATCTTTGAACTGTTAAGTCACCAAAGTCTGCAGCATCACCAGCAGAAGCTATAGTTATATAATCTATAGTATCATACTCATCATAATTTGGAGCACTTCCTGCTTGACCACCAGCAAACACACCTCTTGTAGTAGAACTATGTGATCCAATCCTTTGTCTACCTACTGTTAAATCTCCAAAGTCAGCACCATTACCTAATGATTGAAATTCAAGAGAACTCATGTTAACTGCTCTATCAGTATTTCCTCCCCATACTCCTCTTGTACCATTAGAACATGCACCCGTTCCATAATGTTGTACTGGTAAGTCTCCAAAATCTATAGCATTACCAAGTGTTGGAATATGAATCATATCTACTTGTTGACCAGGATTATATTCTCCACCACCTATAAATCCTCTCCCTGATCCAGGCATATAGTTTACTGATGGTCGTTGTGATAAATTATCATCTGAAATTCCTCCATGAGATTCAGAAACACCTGCACCTCCAGATGTGTTTGTAGAAGACATGTCTGCCCAATCAGTGCCATTGCCTAAAGTAACTAAATCCCATTGTTGAATAGTATTTATTCCAGGATGTCCACCAAATAAAAATCCAGATCTAGAATTATCTGAACTTGCCATATTTCTAGTATCATCTACTAAATCACCAAAGTCAGTCATATTACCTGTGCTTGCAAATGTTACAAATTCTATTGTATCATCCCCATTTCCACCTATTCCTCCTCCACAAGAAAAACCTCTAATGCCTGATGAAGCAGTTCCTCTATAAGAAGATGCAGCAGTTAAATCTCCAAAATCTGATGCATTACCAGTTGATGCTATAGTTACAAAATCTATGGTA